CAAGTATTTAAAATTAAAGAAACAGAGCAAGGTTTGCAAAAAGCTTTAGAAAAGCCAGATACTTTTAATCCGCCGGAAAACGATAACTTTGAAAGAGTAGAAAGAACTATTGAAGTGCTTTATACAGGCGCTAAAATATTGGGTCATGAAAAAATGCTTTCATGGAAAATGGCAGAGAATATGACTAGGCCATTTGCAGATTCTCCTAAAGTTGAAATGAATTACAGCATAGCAGCACCTAGAATTTATAAAGGTAAAATTGAATCTTTAGTAAGTCGCATAACAGGGTTTGCTGATATGATTCAGCTTACACATTTAAAATTACAGCAAGTAATGTCGCGTATGGTACCGGATGGGGTTTATGTGGATGTTGACGGGTTAGCTGAGGTTGATTTAGGTAATGGCACTAATTATAATCCAGCGGAGGCATTAAACATGTACTTCCAGACAGGTAGTATTGTAGGGCGATCGTTTACGCAAGATGGAGATATGAACCCCGGCAAGGTCCCAATTCAAGAATTACAGACTTCATCGGGACAGGGAAAAATTTCCGCGTTAATAAATACATACCAATATTATTTACAAATGATACGGGATGTAACCGGATTAAATGAAGCAAGGGATGGCAGCCAGCCGGATAAAAACGCGCTAGTAGGCTTGCAAAAACTTGCGGCTGCTAATTCAAACACAGCTACAAGACACATATTACAGGCTTCTTCTTATATTACACTTAGGCTATGTGAAAATATTGCATTGAAAGCAAAAGACATATTTGAGTTTGCGCTAACCGAAGAAAGTTTAGAGCAAAGTATAAATAACTTTAATGTAGAAACGCTGAAAGAAATTTCTAATTTGCACATGCATGACTTTGGAATTTATTTAGAGCTTGAGCCAGACGCAGAGGAAAAGCAAGCGCTAGAAAGCAATATTCAAGCCGCGCTCCAGTCTGGTTCTATATATTTAGACGACGCTATTGAAATTCGCAATATAAATAATATTAATTTAGCAAATAAGTATTTGCGAATTAGAAGACAAAAGAAGCAAGAATCTGATCAAGCAGCACAGCAACAAAACATACAAGCACAAGGCCAAGCCAATGCACAAGCTTCTGAAGCAGCTGCACTTGCCGAGCTGCAAAAGCAACAGGGGCTTACAGAAACTAAATTACAGTTAGAGCAAGGTAAGTCACAATTCGAAATACAAAAACTTGAGCGCGAAGCTGAAATAAAAATGCGTTTAATGGAATTAGAATTTAATTTTAATAAACAGCTAGCACAAGTGCAGGCGGAGGCTTTAAAAGGTAAAGAATCTTACAAAGAAGACCGCAAAGACGAAAGAACAAAAATACAAGCTACTCAGCAATCAGAATTGATTGATCAGCGTAAAAACGATACACTGCCAAAAAACTTTGAATCCGCTGGATTTGATGTGCTAGGTGGGTTTGACTTGGGTCAATTTGATCCTAAGTAATTTTTATTAATTTTATAATATTTTATCATGACAGAAACAGTCAAGCAAGAGGGAGAATTTAAAGTTAAACCTCGAAAAATGAAAAAGCTTTCTGATACACCTAAAACTATCAAAGTAGATTTATCAGAAAAACCGGAAAAAACACAGGAAACAGGTGATACCATTAAGGTAGATCTTACTGAAAAAAAAGAAGACGATGCCGTTCAAGTCAACTCAACAGATGAGAGCAATGCTCCTGTCGAAGAATCCAAAGACTCGCCAAGTAGCGAAGAAGTGGTTGAAGAAGTACGGGTCACCGAAGAAGAACCTGTAATACAAGAAATAACAGAAGAAGAGGTTCAAGAGCAAAAAGAAACTCTGCAAGAGCAGGTTGAAGAAGCTGTGCAGGAGTCACAAGACACTGCTGAACCACTACCGGAAAACATTCAAAAAGTTGTAGACTTCATGAATGAGACCGGAGGCACATTAGAAGATTATGTAAGATTAAATGCAGATTATTCTGATGTAGATAACAATACACTTTTGCGAGAATACTATCGCCAAAGCAAACCTCATCTTGATTCGGAGGATGTAAATATACTTTTAGAAGACTTTACATGGGATGAAGACATAGATGATCAGAAAGATATACGTAAGAAAAAAATTGCGTATAAAGAAGAAGTTGCGAAAGCTAAAGGTTTTTTAGAAGGGCTGAAAGATAAATATTACGACGAAATCAAGTTGAGACCCGGCGTAACTCAGCAACAAAAAGAAGCAGTTGACTTTTTCAATCGATACAATGAAGAACAGCAAACTATAGAGCAGCGAACTAACGATTTTCAAGGACGTACAAAAAATTATTTTAACGACGATTTCAAAGGTTTTGATTTTAAACTCGGTGAAAAACAATTTAGGTACGGACTAAAAGATAATTCTTCAGTCGCAAATCAACAATCAGATATAAGTAACTTTATCAAGAAGTTCTTGAATGACAAAGGTGAAGTGTCAGATTTAAGTGGATATCATAAAGCTTTATACGTAGCTAACAATCCTGACCGTATTATAAACCATTTTTATGAACAGGGTCGTGCTGACGCAGTTCGTGATTTAACAGCTAAATCAAAAAATATTAGCAATGAACCACGATCAACGCAAAGCGGCGATGTGTTTGTTAATGGCTATAGGGTCAAATCTGTTAGCGGTGCGGATTCTTCAAGACTTAAAATTAAAACAAAACGTTAAAACTTAAAATTTATAAAAAATGGCATTATCACCTTTGTACGGCTCGTTGATCCCAACGGCCGCAAAACAAACCGGCACTTCAAACTATCTTGATTTTACAAGTGGTGCTGGTAATGACTTTTCTCAACAATATCTACCTGAAATTTATGAAGCTGAAGTAGAGCGATACGGAAACCGTACGCTTTCTGGATTTCTTCAAATGGTAGGTGCTGAGATGCCGATGAGTTCTGATCAAGTAATTTGGTCTGAGCAAAATCGTTTACATATTTCGTATAACGCATGTACAATTGCAGCCGCTGATAACGCTACTGTAATTATTGGAGACAACACTACTGGAGGATCTAGTATTGTTGGAGGCACTGGAAAACATCATGCGATTCGTAAGAATGCATTGATTGTTGTTCTTGATCCTGACACAGGCACTGAGCAAAAAGCTTTTGTAAGCGCGATTACAGGGACTACCGTTGAAGCTCACCCATTTGGGTCAGCAACATGGTCAGCTGCTCTCGTATCTGCAGATGCTTTAAAAGTATTTGTATTTGGTTCTGAATTTGGAAAAGGAACTTCTGGAATGGAAGGTTCAGTAGAGCCTGAGTTTACTCAGTTTAGTAACTCGCCTATTATCATTAAAGATCATTATGGTATTAATGGTTCTGACACTGCTCAGATTGGATGGGTTGAAGTTGCTACTGAAGATGGAACTTCTGGATATCTATGGTATCTAAAAGCTGAATCAGAAACAAGACTACGTTATCAAGATTACTTAGAGATGACAATGGTTGAGGCTGAAAAATCTGATTCAGCAACTGATACTACAGGTTCTATTTCTGCTTACAAACAAAATGTAAAAGGTACGCAGGGTCTTTTTGCAGCGCTTAACAAGCGTGGGAATGTATATTCAGCTTTTCCTGCTACATTAGATTCTTTTGACGAAATCCTTAAAAACCTAGACGGACAAGGTGCAATTGAAGAAAATATGCTTTTCTTAGATCGTACTACCAATCTAGCTTTTGACGATATGCTTGCAGGGCTAAACGGTGGAAATACTGGATCTGGATCTGCTTATGGTATATTTGAAAACTCTGAAGAAATGGCTTTGAATCTTGGATTCACTGGCTTCCGCAGAGGTTCTTATGATTTCTATAAGACTGACTGGAAATACTTAAATGATGCATCAACACGTGGATTTGACAGCAGCTATAATACTGCGGGCGAGGATTCAATTGATGGTGTTCTTATTCCAGCTGGTACTTCTACTGTATATGACCAAATACTTGGTACTAACATTCGACGACCATTCCTTCACGTACGTTATCGTGCATCTGAAGCTGATGATCGAAGACTTAAAACTTGGATTACAGGTTCAGTAGGTGGAGCATTCACTTCAAGCGAGGATGCAATGAATGTGCACTTCTTGTCAGAAAGATGTTTGTGTGTTCAAGGTGCTAACAACTTCGTATTGTTGAAGAAATAAGCATTATCCTTTTAAAAAAAAATTACCCTCGTTTAACCGCGGGGGTAGTTTTTATTTTTATTAAAACTTTTATTATATTATATCATGGCAAAAAAAGCTGTAGCAGAAGAAACAATTGAGGTTGCACCTCAGGAAATAGTTAAGGCTAAAACTGTAAAAAAAGAGCCAAAAGGACCACAATGGGAAA